TGACCTGTGGACGGTAATACTTGAGAAAGAAGTTACAGTAAAACATGTTATATTATGTATGGTAGCTATGAAAGTAGCTAGATTAATTCACGCAGATAAAGATGATAGTTGGGTAGATATTTGCGGTTATGGTGCGTTAGGAGGTGAGTTTAATGGCAGAAAAACAAACGATATGTCCTAGATGTGGACAACAAAGTTCTATGATACCTGTGCATGGTCATTACCAATGTAATGTATGTATGAGTGTAGTTGATGATTGTTGTAATGGATTAACGTGTCAACAAATACAAAGTCCAGATAATAAACAAGGAGAGAGTAAATGAGAAAGAAAATTGAAGATTATGAAAAGTTACTTGGCGAGGGAACTAAATGGGATTTGGATTATGGGAAAATAGTAATAATACTTTTATTAATATACATAGCATTTTTTAAAGATCCACTTAGTACCCCTTTTATCTAATGAATTTAATTACATTAGACTTTGAAACTTATTACGACAAGAAGTACTCGTTGAAGAAGGTGACAACCGAAGAGTACATTCGTAGTCCATACTTTGAGGTAATAGGTTTAGGTATAAAACTAAATGACGAGGAAACCCAATGGGCGAGTGGTACACACGAACAAGTTAAGGAGTATCTACACACATTCCCCTGGGCGGCCAGTGTTCTCAATGCACACAACACTATGTTTGATGGGGCTATTCTTAATTGGATATTTAACATAAAGCCTAAACTATTTGCTGACACTCTATGTATGTCGAGAGGATTACATGGGGTGGAAAAGAGTTCTAGTTTAGATGCCCTAGCCACACGTTATAAGATAGGCGTGAAAGGTAAGGAGGTTCTGAACACTCTTGGGAAGAGGAGAGAAGATTTTAATAGCGAAGAATTGTCTAGGTTTGGGGATTACTGCATTAATGACGTTGACCTTACCTTCAAGTTGTTTAAGCAAATGGGTAAGAACTTCCCGAAGAAAGAATTTAGATTAATAGATACTACCTTGCGTATGTTTATAGATCCTGTCTTAGATCTTGACATCAACTTGTTGGAACAGCATCTCGCAGAAACACGTCAACGTAAGGAAGACTTGCTCGTTAGCTCAGGAGCTACGCGTGATGACCTGATGAGTAATCTAAAATTCGCAGAACTACTAAAGACATTGGGGGTAGCTCCCCCCGAAAAAATAAGTCCAACTACAGGCAAACAAACTTTGGCACTTGCTAAGTCTGATGAGGGATTTAAAAAATTATGCGAGCATCCTGATGAACAAGTAAGAACATTAGTAAATGCTAGGCTCGGAACAAAGAGTACGTTGGAAGAAACTAGAACAGAACGCTTTATAAATATAGGGAAGCGTGGACTATTACCTGTTCCCATAAGATACTATTCTGCTCACACTGGGAGATGGGGTGGTGATGATAAGATTAATTTACAAAACCTACCAAGCCGTGGGGCAGATGGTAAAAAATTAAAACGTGGGATCATTGCCCCTGATGGGCATATGTTAATAGAAGCGGATTCCTCACAGATTGAGGCCCGCGTACTCTCTTGGTTAGCAGAGGAGAACGAGTTAACAGAAGCCTTTACAAAAGGTGAAGATGTATACAAGAAAATGGCATCCGCTATCTATAACGTGGATGAAGATAAGGTAACTAAAGATCAAAGATTTGTAGGTAAGACAACTATTCTCGGTGCAGGATATGGTATGGGGGCAGTTAAGTTTCAGAGTCAGTTAAAAACATTTGGTTTTGATATAGATATTGATGAAGCAAGACATGTTATAAAGATATATAGAGAGAAGAACGAGAAGATTGGTAAGTTGTGGCGTTGTGCCCAACACTATCTGAAGAACGCTTATAACAAAGAAGATAAACCTTTTGGATTACATGGAGTTCTAAAAGTAGAAGGTGGTAAAATAAGATTACCTTCTGGACTATACTTATCCTACGATGAACTAACGGCTACACAAACAGACTTTGGATTTGAGTATAGCTATAAAACACGTAAGGGTATGACACGTATATATGGCGGAAAGATTATCGAGAATGTGTGCCAAGCTATAGCACGATGTATAATTGGCGAGCAAATGTTGATGATAGCAAATAAATTTAGGGTAGTCCTAACTGTCCACGATAGCATAGTATGTTGTGTAAAAGAAGAAGAGGTGGATGAGGCACAAAAATATATAGAAGAATGTATGCGTTGGACACCAAAATGGGCAGGGGGATTACCTGTAGATTGCGAATCTGGAGTAGGAAAATCATATGGAGAATGTGAATGATAAAAAAAGCAGTAAAAAAACTTTGGAAAGGTGAGTATGTTTCTGTACGTGATTATGAGGTGTTAGACGCTATTAATCGTGGAGGTATGTGCATAATACATAATGGAGATATTATGAAACTTACCCCCGACCAGTTAAAAGATTTAGAACCACAAGAAAACGTTTTTAAATCTCAATTTAACAGTGGTACATACAGACTTGTAGATATATTTTGGAAACCCCAATGAAAAAAGATGAGGAAGATAATTTCTGGACTCCATTAAACCCTGTTAAGAAGGCAAGGTATGGGGGAAAGCATAAACCAACAGGGGGTAAAAGATATGCCCACTATCAGTTTTGTGGGTTAGAACCCCCCAATGAAAAATATAAGGAAACCGAATTATCAAATTTACTAGATGAAGAAGCAGATGAGTGGCTATATAGATTATTTAAACCCACAACAGAGTGGACTAAGTTCCAATCCCCTTGGGTAAAAAAAGAAAGAAAAAAATAATGAGTATAACTCCTTGGTCTTTTAGTAGGCTAAAATCTTTTGAGCAGTGCCCTAAACAATTCTACCATTTAAAGATGTTGAAGGACTATACAGAACGTGAAACTGAGGCGATGCGTTATGGTACAGAAGCCCATTTAGTTGCCGAAGAATATATACGTGATAGTAAACCTATTCCCCCCAAGTTTACCTATATGGAAAAGGTTCTCAAGGCACTAAACAATAGACGTGGTAACAAGTTTACAGAGATGAAGTTAGGTTTAACGGAAGAGCTGAAGCCTTGTAAGTTTGACGCGGAAGAAGCATGGTTCAGAGGGATAGTAGACTTAGTAATTATTAAAGATGATATAGCGTGGATCATAGATTATAAAACAGGGAAGAACCCACAGAACGCAGACACAGGGCAACTTGAATTAATGGCGTTGGCAATCTTTGAATATTTCCCTGACGTAGATCGTATCCATGCAGGTTTATTATTTACAGTAAAGAAAAAATTTATAAAGGAGAGTTACCAAAGAGATCAAATTGATGTATTATGGAGGCAATGGAGAGATAGGCACGAGAAGATGAAGATAGCGGTACGTTCTAAGGTATGGAATCCGCACCCAAGTGGTCTATGCTACAGACATTGTGTAGTAACCGAATGCGTATACAATGGAGCAAATAGATAATGATAGTAGATCTGGGGGAAGAAGAGATACAACTTATAATAAGATCACTTAACCATTACATGTCCAGTGGTTTGTATATGGAAGAGGAAAGAGAACGTGAGATAGAAGATAATATAATAATGAATAAAGTACAGATAAGATTATATGAAACAGTGCAAAGGCATAAGCATAGATGATATGGTTTCTTATAATATCTTTATTCGTATCGATTGCTTTTGTACTAACGTGTTTAATATGGATGTTACAAAATAAAGATGGGAGTAGGTACTAATGCCTTACACAAAATCGCCTAGACCTTATAAGAAAGAATATAAAAAGCAGAAAGAACGTGGAGAACATCCAGATCGTATGGAACGTCAACGTGCTAGACGTGCTATGGATAAAAAAGGTATTAACCGAAAAGGTAAAGATGTTTCCCATAAGAAGATGCTAAGTAAAGGTGGATCAAATAAAGATGGCGTGAGGTTAGAGAGTCCATCAAAAAATAGAAGTAGGAACGGCAAAAAGCCAAAGAAATAAGGGAGAGACAGTGTGGAGATAGTAGACAACAAGAGTTTGTTGTTACGATTGCGTGACCCTAAAAGGGTTATTAACCATATCGCAAGTAGCAAGGAACTTCCAGATAATCAACTAATGGTAGATTGGGGGTTGCGTGAAGCCACCATACTAAACGCATTAAATATTAACGTGCCATCACCTATATGTGGACAGTACGCGTGGTCAGGTCCTGACAATAAAACTCCGTTCCAACACCAAGTACATACAGCCTCCTTTCTTACCTTACATAAAAAAGCTTTTTGCTTTAACGAACAGGGTACAGGTAAAACAGCCAGTGCTATATGGGCATCAGATTATTTGATGAAGATAGGGGTGGTGAAACGTGTACTTATTATATGTCCTTTATCTATTATGGACAGTGCATGGAGAGAAGATCTTTTTGAATTTGCCCCCCATAGGAGTGTGGTAATTGCGCACGGCTCATCCAAGAAAAGGAAAGAGATAATAAAGTCAAGTAAAGAATTTACAATTATTAACTACGATGGGGTTGCTATAGTAATAGAAGATTTGATAAAATCTAATTACGATCTGGTGATAGTGGACGAAGCAACTCATTATAAAAATGCACAAACGACCAGATGGAAGAAACTATATAGAATAGTTAAGGAATGTAACCCTTGGCTATGGATGATGACAGGAACTCCTGCTTCCCAAAGTCCAGTCGATGCTTTTGGGTTAGCTAAACTTGTCAACCCTACCTCTGTACCTACTTTCTTTAGTACGTTTAAAGATCAAGTTATGTTTAGAGTGTCTCAATTTTCATGGAAACCTAGAGAAAATGCGGTTGAAAGGGTGCATGAAGTACTCCAACCTGCGATAAGATTTTCTAAAGAAGAATGTCTTGATTTACCAGAGATGGTATATGTCAAGAGAAAAGTAGAACTGACCCCCCAACAAAGTAGATATTATAAAATGTTGAAAGACCGAATGATTATGGAGGTCGCAGGTGAGGAGATTAGTGCGGTAAATGCAGCTATACACCTTAACAAGTTATTACAGATATCAGCAGGGGCAGTGTATTCGGACAGTGGAGAAGCTCTAGAGTTTGATATACACAATAGATATAAAGTTTTGAAAGAAGTAATAGACGAATCAAGTCAGAAAGTTTTAGTGTTTATACCTTTTAAACATGCTATACAAATATTAAGAGATGCCTTACTAAAAGATAAAATATCTACAGAAG